CGGCGGCGAGCCGAGCGCATTGGCGAACGTGGTCGACGATGTCAGGTCGAACACCTGCAGCACCACATTGGCTTGTGTGGCGAATACCAGATTGCCGGTTTGCGCGAACTGCCACTGTGCCGTGGCGCTCAGGGCGCCATAGGTGCCGCCGCCGAGCGAAACGTCGATCCAGCTGTAGTTGGTATTGTTGAGCTGGTAGAGCTTGCTCGCGGTCGCCGCAAACGTCACTACCGTGCCGTCGGATTTCAGCGCGTAGAACGCGCCGCGGCATGCCGACGGCAACGCCGATGTGTAGGCCGTAAACGAAGGAAACGGCCCATAGCCGTCGCCGCGCGGCAGAACATTGAGAATGTTCTGCGTCGCCTGCCCTTCGTAATCGCTGACGTCGGGGCGATAGTCGCCAGAAGCAAGGAGCGGCATTATTCGGACACCGGAGACAAGATGTGTTGCGTGGGGTCAATCGTCCAGCCGGGGGATGGCGGCGCGATTGTGGACCAGGCTGGCACGGGTGAACTCTCCGCATTCCACGAGGAGGTTTGCGGATTGGCCGCGGTCCAGGAACATGAAGGCGCTCCTTCGCTGTCCCACAAGGAAGCCGGAAGCGGCCGATCAACCCAATTGACGAAGTCCCGCGTCAGCACCGCGCCAGGACTTGCCAAGCCAAACGATCCCGCGGTGAGCGCGGCAGAGTTTGCCGAGAACGCAGCAGCAAAGCCGATGAAGGCAAACGACCCGGGCGGGTTGACCGGCTCGCCGATCATGGCGGTTGTCGACAAGCCGCTGAGGGCGACGCTCCCCGCTGCGGCACGATCGAGAGCCGAAAATGTTGCGGAAACGCCGCCAAGGGAGAAGCCGCCGGCCAGCGGCGCTTCGTTTATTTTGACGCTTTCAGCGACACCCGTGAGCGCAAACGCACCGGCGGATTCCGGCGTCTTGAAAATGAAACCGCTCGCCTGACCGGTCAGAACAAAGCCGCCGACAGATGCGGTCAGCGTCGCGCTTTGGGTCGGGTCCGGCGGATGCCCTAACGCGAAATGTCCGAGCGCGTCAAAGCCGAGAACGGACACAGCTAGTTGTCCTTGCCGCGGCGGTCGAGCCAACCGCTCGTGGAAGCGTTGGCGGATATTCCGCTGTTATTACCTCGAGCTCGCACTTGAGAAGATGTGTTGGTACGGATGATGAGATTGAATGACCCAAATCCTCCGGCACTTGGAACAATGGCAGTGGTGCCGTTAGGGCTCGCAATATCGGTCTGATCGGGGCTTGAAAAGTAGCATTGGCTTCCGGCCGCAGTGGAAGTTAGGTATCCCGCGACGAGAGCACGTACTTGTATCCCCGACGGGACGGATAGCGCAAGTAACGCAGACGAACCGTTGTTGATTGCCTGCGAACTCATATCGAGCGGAGGCGAAGACCAGAGAAATTCGTCGCCATTTTGCGCAAACGCCGCCCAGTGGCTTGAGCTATCCGTTTTCATCGAGCCGATGCGGCGAAAGAGCGTGAAGCCGCTCGGCAGCGTCGGAGCCGACGCCGAAAGCGACACAAGAACATCGACCGCGCCTGATGATTCATTCTTGATCAGGTGGGCGTGATACCAGGTGCTTGCCGCAATCGTGCCAGTATCGAGACCGCCGTTGCTCGATCCGGACACCCAGGCTGCCGTCGTTTTCGAGAATGAAAACGCCAACGTCATCATGTCTGCGTTTGTGCTGTCGGATGCCGTACCAGCCGCCACAGAGAACGTGGCGGATGATCCAACCGTCGAGAGCGTCAGACCGGCAAGATAGCTGCGCATGAACGGCGCGAGCTGCTGCGACGAAACTGGCGACCCGCCGCCGCTGACGAAACCGGCGCCGCGCTCATCGATCCAGCCGTACGTCCTGATAAAGATTCCGGCCAAGCCCCCGCTTGGTGCATGACCACGATAGGTGATCTGACCACTCGTATTGGTGTAGATCGGCATACCCATGTCGCCGCCGACACGGTAAATCGAGGTGCCACCGCCGGTACCACCCGATGACGCCGTAGCTCCACCGTCAACAGCAGGATTGCCTTCAGCGGGCATCAAATCTGGCGAACGAACAGCCAGGTCAGTGGCGTTCGCGCCCGTAGTCGCGTTCGAAGAGATGCGAAGCAGCGGCTTGACCCTTACTCCTAGTGGGACGGTCAATGTCGCGGTCACGTCGCTATTGTCGGTCGGTGAGTTGTTGTTGACGTCGAAAACCGACGTAGTCCAAAAAAATGTATTGCCATATTGAGTGAAGCCGACCCACTGGGACGACGCGTTCGTCAGGATCGAGCCGATATAGCGATAGAGCGTATATCCACTGGGCAATGTCGGCGCCGGCGTCGTCGCGGCAACTGATTTGGTGATCAGAACATCGACCGTTTGCGTCGTGACGTTCTTGACCAGGAACACCCAATACCATGTCGAAGCAGCAATTGTGCCGGTGTCGAGTGCACCATTGCCGCTGCCGGCCGACCATGCCGACGTCGTCTTCGTGAAGGCCGACGACAACGACATGAAGTCAGCGGTGGTCCCATCCGTCGCGACTCCGGACGCGACACCGAAGCTTGATGAGCTTCCAGCGGTCGACAGTGTCAAACCGTAGAGATAGCCGGGCAAAACGGCTGGCAGGCCAAGGTTCTTTTGCGCCCTGTTTTGCTGTGTCGTGGAGAAGCTGTTCGCCTCATCAAACGCAAGAAGGTCTTCCTTGACGCCGACGACCGCAACATTCGGCACCAGCGTGAAGCTGATTTTGGACCCCGCGCCGCTTTGGCCGGCTGCAATGCCGGTGCCGGACGAATTGTAGAGCACCGTTGTCCGCGGCAACACGCCTGTCGATGTGATATAGGCGCCCTCGCCGATTTCCCACTGCGTCAGATCGGCGCTGATGGCGAGGTATTTGTACTTCTCGCCGTTGACGACGCCGGCAGCAGCCGGCGACTGGTAGCCGGTCACGGCTGCCGAATAGGTCCAGTCGGTGGTGCCGCCGGCGGTCGGCGTGAATTTGCAATTGTCGAGAAATGCTGCCATGGGGCGCCCTACTGCAACGTCAGGACGCCGTTGGTCTGATCGAGCGCAACGGTGAAGGTGTTACCGTTGGTCAGATTGACCTCGGCGCCGTAGTCCCACCAGCCGATCAGGTTGCCGCTCGCCGCAGTCGCGTTATAGAGCACGGCATAGCGGAACTGGCCGATCGCCCCGCCCGACGCGGTCCACGACACCTGCGAAAGAACGAGCTTATACGTGCCGGACGTGTCGTTGCCGGAGACAAAGGCCGCACTCCCGCCGCCCGCCGCATATCCGTTGCCGGCGGCAATCTCGGCCAGGTTGCTCTTGATCGTGTTGGTCGCGACCGGTGCGGTATCCGTCAGCAGGATCTTGAGCGTATCGGAATTGAGGTTGTGGACCTTCTGCGCGATGTCCGAAACGAACGAATTGAATTTGTTGAATGAGGCCATGCGAGATTCTTCCTGGACAACTTGCCGCTAAATCACTTGGTGCTAGGTCACTTGTCTTAGACGACTTCGCTTAGATAACTTGGCCTGCGATCCGCACCGTCATCGGTCCGGCATTGAAGGTCGACGTCAGGCCGAGATTGTTCAGATCGTTGAGCGCACCGGTGAAACCGAGGCCCCAGGTCTGGATGCGCGCGTCTTCCTTGATGTAGGGTGCGGACTCCAGCAGTGCGCCGTAAAGATAAAAATCGGGCGCAAGCGTCAGCAGCCAGTTGGTGGGGTTCGTGGCCAGCGGCGGAACGTTGGCGCGGTAGACCATCTCGATCGTGTAGGCCTGGTCGGGCGTCGGCGCGAGCTCGATCTCGTTGCCGAACACCGTGAAGTAACATGGCTTTCCCGCCACGTCGGCACTCCCAAAGCGAAACTCGTCCATCTGCAATCCGGAACGGAACTCCAGTGGCGGCTTGCCTGTGACGCTGGAAAGCCGGACCCGGCGCATGGACTGGAAATCGGCCGGCAGCGCGATGAACTCGGGCTCGTTTGAGGTGAGATCCACGACCGCGATCGCCCGGTTCTCCATCTGCCGCACGAAGAGTTGGCGGTTGAACTTGGCTTCCGCGAGCTGAATGAAGCTCGGGATGCGTGCGATCAGCGTCGCGTCCTGTTCGCGCGCAAGATATTCAGTCACCGCCGTCTGCAACGAGGGATAGTCGACGATCTCGGTCATGTCTGTTTCCCTGACCAGCCGGCCTGCAGCCTTGGTCTGTCGGTTCGCAAGTAGGCCCATTCCGGATCGGCGAGCTTTCGCTGCACGATCAGGTCGAACTCGGGTGAGAACATCCGCAGAGCGTCGTTGCCCCTGGCATGCTCTTCATGCAGCCAGCGGACGTAGACCACGTTGGGAATGCGCGCGACGTGCCGGCCCCAGTCGCTGGCCTGCTCCTTGCAGCGCGCTTCGCGATTCCAGCGCAGCACCGGCTCGACATCCTGGATATGCTCGATCGCGAGATCGCGCCCGTTGCTGTCGAGGTGGGGCCTGATCAGAACGCCGTCCATCACGACATTTCCGTGATCCAGAGCGTGCCTGGCGTTGAGGTGACGAGCCCGTTGGTCGCAGCGGCAATGGCGGCAATGCGCTGACCGGGATTGACGGTGACGTAGTCGACCGTGTTGGCCGGCAGGAAGACGTCGGCGACCGTCGCGGTCTGCGGTCCGTCGCCGATACGGAAACAACAGGCCGAGTCGGCCACCAGCCGAACCTGAAAGGTCTCGGAGCCGAAGGGATCGGCGATTGCAGTCGAGGCGTTGTAGGCGATCGTTTGCGTCGTCGTGACGCGGGACGCCGGGTGTTTGGGGAAGAACGACATTTAGGCAGCCCTCACTGCGACCGAGAAAAACATCGGGATCGATGCGCCGGAGGCGCCCGACGGCGTCAGCGCGATGACGTCGTCCTCGTTCAGGTAAGTCGGCGACGGCATCACGACCGAAAACAACTGGCCGGCGGCCGAGCCGGATTGCGTGACGGTGAAGGTCGCAACCGATGTGCCGTTCACCGTCACCGTGATGGTGGCGTTCGCGGTGGTGATGGCGCCGCCAAGAATGCCGGTAGCCTTCAGCAAGCGGCCGCGGAACGGCGCGCGGATATAGGCCGGGACTGGCGTCGCCCCGCAGGACGGCGTGTAGGCCGTGAGATCAATACTGTTGAGAGTATGGACGTTGGGTAGCGGCATTGGATGTCTCCAGGAAAATGGAAAAGGCCGTCATTGCGAGGAGCGAAGCGACGACGCAATCCAGCGACAAGCGATCGATGTGCTGGATTGCATCGCTTACGCTCGCAATGACGAAGGCTCAGGACGCGGTGTTGTCGAACACGCCGCCGCTCGACTTTTCGTTGCGGGCAACGAGGGCGTATTCGGCCAGGATCTGCCGCCGCTCGGAATCGCCGGTCTTGGCGAGCGGGATCGAGATCATGTTGCGGCCGTTGAGATAGGCGACCGCCCATTTGTCCATCTCGAGCACCAGCACGTCGCGCGAGCGCTGGAAGCGGTTCGCCACGACCTTCAGCTTGCCGAAATCGGACTCATAGGCGTCGACGGACGCCACGATCTTCTTCGACTTGGCGTCCTCGATCGCAGTCGAGCGGCCGGTGAAGGTGGAGAACACCTGCTTGTTGAAGGCGCCGGTCAAGATCACGCCGGGCTTGCCTCCGTTGGTCCAGATCGAGGACAGCACGCTCTTGAGCCGCGCCTCGGTGAACGCGATTTGCGTGCCATCGGTGCGGGTCGAGGTGCCGTCGATCGGCGACGGATTGGCCGGCGAACCCGACGTGCTCATCGAGGTATTCGAGGCGATCCACGACAGGATCGAGGCGGTCTGACGCGGCGTGGTGGTGTTGCCCGCGACCTTGGCCTGGTTGGTGCCGACCAGGATGGTCTCGAGGTCGCG